TGTATCACAGTTGCTAAGAACGTACGCCTGACCCGTAACTACGAAGTTTCGGTTACAAACCAGGTATCGCTCTAATAACAGTCCTTAGGGCCGTTATAGTTACGGAATCCTAAGAAGGGATCAGGGGTGGCGAAAGCCACCCCTTATCTTTTTGTCCGTTTTTAGTTACTAATTAAATATCTGTATATACAACGTAGGAGCAAACCGTGCCGCTGAATTTAATTGATTACGCAGCAGTAAACTTGGACAGAGTTAAAATTAAATTTGGCAGAACTATCAAGATTGCTTCTATAACAAATGATAAATTTATTGCTCAAACCTGCGCTGCAACGCCTAGCCAGGTAGAGAATCCGTTTAAGGTAATTAATACATTAGCGGATTATAACACTATATCAAGAACACTTACCCTATATTGGAATAAAACACTTGTTTCTGGTCAAGAGTATGCAATTAGGTTAGTTGGATTACTTGATGCCGCAAACGAAGTTGTTCCAGAAGAATATATCGTCTTTACAAAACAGGATGCGGCCACACCATCTGGGGTTTCTTCCATTACAGTTCCAACTGTAGAAGAAATATATATTGAAGATAAATCAGTACTTAACGAAGCATATACTTCGTATCAAATAATAGCAAAAAATCCAGAGTTCTATATAAAAGATGTTGATCCTGATAACGGAGATTTTTATATAGATAATTCTCACAATAATGGTAGAGTAACAATAGCGTTCAACGCTAGACCAGCAACAAACTTTTTAACCTCACAGTATTTTAAGATACAAAGAAAAAAAATTCAAAGAACTCCATCTAGATGGGAATCCGTAGATGCAAAAATACAAATGCACTCTTGGAAACCGGAGGTCTACGTAGATTTTCCTTCCAATGACGCTACCCCAGCTTATTACACAGAAGATAAAACCTATTTTGAGACTGGATATAAATATAGAATTATTGTTTCAAAAGATATAGGTATTTAAATGGCAAATACATTTTATACAAAAGCAAAACAAGCTCTTTTAGAAGGAAAAATTGATATTTTAACAAAAAATTTTAAAGTTCTTTTTGTTAATAAATCATTATATACTCCTAATTTTTTAACTAATCAATTTGTATCAGATATTCCGTCTTCTGCAATTGTATTTAGAAGCTCTAATTTAACTGGATTAGACGGCAGCTCTGGAATACTTGATGCCGACGACGTTCTTGAATCTAGCTTTCCTGGAACTAGTTTTGATGCAATCATCGTATACCAAGTTGGAGCTTCGGATGCAAGTTCTTTATTATTTTTCTTTATTGATGAATCTGAAGGATTACCGTTTACTGGGACTGGAGAATCCTTACTATTAACGCTGCAGTGGAATAATAATTCAGGAAGAATTTTAAACCTATAGGGAATCACACAAAATGGCATCAAATTACCCAAGTCAACTAGATGTTTTGGTAAATCCAACGGCGTCTGATCCACTTAATTCTGTTACCGTCCCCCATGCAAAACAGCATGCTGACGCGAATGATGCAATAGAGGCAATACAAACAGTCCTGGGATTAAATCCAGCTGGAAGTTACTTGACCGTAAAAGATAGAATAATAAATGCAGAATCATTAATTCAAGAACAATCAGTTTTAAATGGATTAAATGATGTTACTATAAATTCGGTAGCTACTGGTCAGATTTTACGTTATAACGGTTCTGCATGGGTCAACTATGCAGAAGAAAATCTTGTAGATGGAGGTAATTTTTAAAAATGGCTAATACACTAAGAATCAAAAGAAGGTCTTCTGGCGCATCTGGTGCCCCATCTAGTCTAGAAAACGCCGAACTAGCATTTAACGAAGTCGATGATGTTCTTTACTACGGTGAAGGAACCGGCGGTTTAGGCGGAAGTGCAACAAGTGTAATAGCCATTGCTGGACCAGGTGCTTTTACGACGCTTTCTAGTGCACAAACAATTTCTGGGAACAAAACATTTACTGGCACAGTAGTTGTGCCAACGCCGTCCTCAAATACTCACGCAGTAACAAAGCTTTATGTAGACGAACTTATAGCAAACGTTAATTCGGAAATTAATGCAGTCGCAACTTCCTTTAACCTAGCAGCAGATAGTGGAAGTAATTCCAGCATTACTTCTGGAACCGACACTCTTACAATTGCTGGTGGAGTTGGCCTAAGTTCTGCAATTTCTGGCGACACGGTAACCATCAATCTAGATAATACAACTGTTACTGCAGCCTCTTATGGTCTAGCCAATAGTGTAACTACCTTTACCGTAGATGCACAAGGTCGACTTACAGCTGCTGGAACAACGCTAATCAATATTAATGCTGGTCAAATAACTGGTTTTACCGAAGACGCCCAAGACGCCGCAGCCGCTTTACTTACAAATGGTACACATAGTGGAATTTCTGCTTCTTATGATGATAATAACTCTAAAGTAAATTTAGACGTTGCTGACTTCACCATTACACTTGCTGGCGATCTTAGTGGTAGTGTCACAGTAACAGATCTTGCTAACGCAACACTGACAGCTTCAATAGTTGCTGACTCTGTTGCACTTGGAACTGACACCACCGGTAATTATGTAGCATCTGTTTCTGCAGGAACTGGTATTTCCGTAACAAATACGGCAGTTGAGGGCGGAACATTTACGGTAAACAATGAAGGTGTATTGTCAGCCACCGGAACAGCAAATCAAGTACAAGTTTCTGCGGCAAATGGAAACGTCACCTTTTCCTTAGCCAATGATGTCACGATACCAAATAATTTGACGGTTACTGGCGACCTCTTGGTCCAGGGCAATACTACAACATTAAATACTGCGACTTTGGCAGTTGAAGACAAAAACATACTTTTGGCAAACACTTCTTCTCCTACTGATGGTTCGGCTGATGGAGCAGGAATAACAGTTAAGGGCTCAACAGATAAAACGTTTAACTGGATAGATGGAACAGATTCTTGGACTTCTTCGGAAAACATGGATTTAGCTTCTGGTAAAACGTACAACATATCTGGAGTAACTGTCCTTTCAAATACGACTCTTGGTTCTAGTGTTGTTAACTCTAGCTTGACTTCAGTTGGAACAATAAGTTCTGGAACTTGGAATGGTTCTACCGTATCAATATCCTATGGTGGTACTGGCGCAACTAGCGCCCCTCAAGCAAGAACAAATCTTGGTTTAGCGATTGGAACAGATGTTCAAGCCTATGATGCAGAACTAGCCGCACTCGCTGGACTTACTTCCGCAGCCGATAAATTGCCATACTTTACCGGTTCAGGAACCGCAGCGTTAGCTGATTTAACTTCTTATGCAAGAAGTTTAATATCTAGCGCAAGTGCATCAATAGCTAGAACAACCTTGGGATTGGGAACTATATCTGTTCAAGACGCAGATGATGTTAATATTACTGGTGGTTCTTTAAGTGATGTAACTATTAGCAACACGGTGATTGATGGCGGAACATTCTAAATAGTTTTAACATAAAGAAAGATCACCATGCCAATACCTAATATAACCAGTGATCAAATAGCAATCGATCCAACTAATGGAATCTTTTACTACCGAAACAACGCTAATACACTAGTAGCTTCTTCTTTAAATTTACTTCAATCATCTAATACATTAATTAGTACTGAAGATGGGCTGTCTATATCTGGTAACCTTGTCGTAAGTGGCAATGTTGTTACAATTAGCACTGAAACACTTAGTGTAGAGGATGTAAATATTGAACTTGGAACTGTTTCTTCTCCAAGTAATACTACCGCAGATGGTGGTGGAATAGTCCTAAAAGGAACTACTGATAAAACATTTCTTTGGTCTAATTCAACACAATCTTGGGAATCTTCTGAGGATATTAATTTAGCTTCTCGGTAAATCTATAAAAGTTAACAATACGGTTGTTCTTACATCAACAACAATAACCGCAAATGTAACCGGTAATGTAAATGGTAATTTAACTGGCAATGTAACTGGAAATCTTAGTGGAAACGTAAATGGAAACGTAAATGGAAACGTAACTGGAAATCTAAGCGGAACAGCAAATTCTGCAAATTCCTGGACTACCGCAAGAAATATTATACTTAGTGGCGATGTTGCTGGCAATGTTTTTATTGACGGAACACAAGATGTAACTATCAATACATTAATACAGCCGAATTCTGTTACCCTGGGTACTGATACTACTGGTAGTTACATGGCAAATGTTGTTGCAGGCACCGGAATAACTATAACCGATAACTCAGGAGAGGGAATGACTCCGGTTATTTCGGTTACAGCTGGTACTTATGACGAGTACGGCGCAGCTTCGACCGCAGAAGCAAACGCAGTAGCATATGCGAATACAGTAGCAAATACGGCGTATTCAAACTCGGTTTCATATATAGATACAAGAACAATAAATGACTTATTTGATGTCAGTATCGCTAACGTAGCTAATGGAGATTTTCTTAGATATAACGGAAGTTCTTGGATCAATGATCCAGTTAACTTAGCTACAGATACCGTCGGAGACTACCTTGCTAATATATCTGCAGGTACAGGAATTATAATTTCTAACTCTGGAGGAGAAGGCTCCAATCCTGTTATATCGATAAATTCAGAGTTTACTCTTACAGCCAATGGAGATGTAGACGGATCTGTTTTAATATCCAATTTAGCAAATGCAACCCTAACTCTAACGATAGCTAACGGCAGTGTAACATCTGACAAAATAGATTTTGGTTTTGTAGAAACACTACTTTCAGGAAATAATATAGAAATAATCGGAGAAATAGGAGTTGGTGCACTTAGTCCGGAAATATCTGTTTCGGACGATCCGTCTTTTAACACCGTTACGGCAGAACATTTAATTGTTGATGGTATTGAAATAGATACAACTGGAGCTGTTTTTGGTCAAGTATTAAAGTTTAACGGTGTTAAATTTATTCCAGATGAAGACACCGCAGAAGACGGCCTTGGTACGGTAAGTAAGTACTCCGCAACTATTGGCGATGGAGCAAATACCACATTTACCGTAACCCATGGTTTGGGCACTAGAGACGTATTGGTTGAAATATACGAAACGGGCTATTACGAAACCGTCTATGCAGCTGTAAGAAGGAGCAATTTAAACTCAATTGAAGTTACATTTGCCACTCCACCAGATTCTTCTTCTCGCAGAGTTGTTGTTACTGGATAAGTTGCTGGTAGAATAATCTCCTGCTATAATTAGTGAAGAAAAAGGAGTTTATAAAATGTCAAATGATTCATTGTTAACACCAGTAAGTTCAGACACTCATTCTACTCATGTTGAATATCCAGATGGTTCGCAGCCAACATCTTCTTTGACACAACAGGAATCAAAGCAACAGGCTACGCAAGTATCGCAAGCTTCTGTGGTTCCAACGGACGAAAAAAGTATTATTCTTGGTTTAATTGAATATCTTAAAAGAGGCGCAGAATACTCTGGAGAAAATCAAGCTCAATCTGATTGGTTTTTGTTCTGCTCTGATTGGGTAAAGTCAAAATATGAGGCTTCTGGTCTTTCCGATGCAAACACATCCCCAAGTGGCCCCTGGTTCAATCAGTAATAAATATAAAATAGGTATTCTTTCTGCTGGGAAAATGGGTTCTAGCATAGCTAGAACTTTGTCTGAAAAAGGAGTATTTTATACTTTTTTAGATGGAAGATCATCCAAGACCATAGAAAATGCAAAAAGGTGTAACATACAAGTTGTCTCTTGTCTTGAGGAATTATTTGATAATATAGATATATTCATCTGTATTGGAACAAGCGGAATAGCTAAGGACTCTTTGCAGTTAGCAGTTAAATATAAATATAAAAATATTTATTTGGATTTAAACACTCTTTTTGGCAGAGAATCAGAACAAGAACTATATCGTATGTCCGAAAACAAATCATTTCACTATGTCGATGGCGCAATATATGGCTGGCCACCAAATGTGGATGAAAAGAAAATAAATTTAAACAAAACTAAAATATTATTATTTAATGATATAAATAATGTTATTTATAATTTGTTTAAAGGTGATTATTGGGATCCAAGTGTTGTAACAACACCGGCAAAAACCTACAGAAGACTTAATCTTTCCTGAGTAGTATCCTGCCAGAAACGATAAGCTCTTTAGCCCAGGTACTAGCAGAGTGAACCAGTCCTAGGTGATTGGGTATCTGGAATTCATCACATAGAGCCATATACTTTCCTTCAGAAACATCCTGCCAAAAAGCAATCATGGCTTCTGCACCAGTTCTTCCTGATATATAGTATTTTTTTTCTAAAGCCTGCGGAATAACCTGATCTGCCCAACTATCCTTTGGACTTGATTCAGCAACAACGCCCCTGTATTCGATTCCGCGCTCAACTTTCATAAAACTCCATTTATAAATTATAAATTATTTCATACTATTTGATATTTGATCATTACTATTCTATCATAGATAATGCCCTAGTCAACAATAATCAGAGAGGTAACTATGCCATTTAGTGGTTCTATATTTGCGGTTAACAATACACTCCTTTTAAAGAGATCCGACGAAGCAAACAATGCTCCTAGTTCGTTGATGCTCGGAGAATTGGCACTTAACGTAGCTGATGGTAAATTATTTTATAAAAACAGCACTGCTAACGCCATAATACGGTGTTAACTTAATATCTAATGTTGTTGGAACCGCAAATCAGGTATCTGTTTCCTCGAACGCAACAAGCGGTGTTTATACACTCTCGCTACCAGAAACTCTTAATGTTGGCAATGTTTCTGCAAACAGTCTTAGCATTAATGGGGTTACAATTGATCCTACTGGTGCAACAACAAATCAGGTTCTTAAATTTGATGGCAATAGTTTTGTTCCTGGTTCGGACACTGGTTTGGCTGGTACTGTTCACGTTGAAACAATTGGCAATGGTTCGGCAACAACGTTCACAATAACACACAACCTTGGTACTCGTGACGTTGTAGTTGTCGCAAGAAATGCAGCAAGCCCATACGAGGTTATTGAAGTTAGATGGGAAGCAACAACAACTGGAACCGTTACACTTGACTTTTCAACTGCCCCCTCAAGCAATTCCGTAAGAGTTGGCGTATACGCAGCCGTTGCAGGTTCAACGATAACCATTAGCTCAATAGACGATCTTGGCGATGTTTCAATTAGCGGCGCTGCTAATGGAGACTTCCTCCGTTATAATGGTTCAGCTTGGATCAATGATCCCGTTAATCTTTCTACAGATACAGTTGGCAATTATGTTTCTAACGTTACCGCAGGAACTGGCATAACTATTACAAATGCGGGAGGAGAAGGCTCTAATCCAACAATAGCCGTTACAGCAAACACATATGACGCCTATGGCGAAGCATCTAACGCCTATGCTAACGCAACATCTTACACAGACAACGCAATCGCTAATGTTGCTACCTCGTTTGAAGTTGCCGCAGACGCTGGTGCTAGCAAAACAATTACATCAGGAACAGATACGCTAACAATTGCTGGAGGAACTGGCCTCAGCACCGTAACCTCCAATACAGATACGGTTACAGTTAATCTTGACAATACATCAGTTACAGCTGGAAACTATGGTAGCGCAAACTCAGTCGCAGCATTTAACGTAGATGCTCAAGGCCGTTTAACCTCAGCTAGCAACACAACAATTGCAATAACAGCTTCTCAGGTAACAGACTTCTCAACAGCTGCTGTAACGTCACTCAGTGGAACAGCAAACGAAGTAGAGGTTTCGGCTTCTAACGGAGCAGTAACTGTCGGGCTTCCCGCAAACGTTACAATAAGCAATACTCTTTCGGTTGGTTCAGACCTTACTGTGACTGGAAACCTTATTGTTCGTGGTAATACAACAACGGTAGATACCGAAGAGCTACATGTTTCTGACAATATAATAGTTCTCAACCACGATGTGACTGGAGCGCCATCTCAAAACGCTGGTGTCCAAATTGAACGCGGTACATCAGCCGATGTAATGATCCGTTGGAATGAAACAAGTGACAAGTGGGATTTTACAAATGATGGAACAAATTATTACAATATTGCAAGCAATTCCGATGTAGACACAGCGTATTCAAATGCAACTTCATACACCGATAATGCTATTTCTAATGTAAATAATACAATCGCTAATATAGCAACATCTTTTGCAGTAGCAGGCGACTCTGGTTCAAACCAAACAATAACATCGGGTTCAGACACGCTTACGATTGCTGGTGGAACTGGACTTTCAACGGTTGCAAGTGCAACTGATACAATTACCGTAAACCTAGATGATACGTCGGTTACATCTGGTAGCTACGGTGGATCCAATACAGTTGCAACATTCACCGTTGATGCACAAGGTCGCCTCACCGCAGCCGGTAATTCCACAATATCAATTGTCGCATCTCAAGTTAGCGACTTTACCTCCAACGCCAGAGCAGCAATAAGCGTTTCTGGTGATTTAAGCTATAACTCAAGCACTGGTGTAATAAGTTTTACAAACGACGCTGGTGATATCGAATCTGTAACAGCTGGCACTGGCCTTAGTGGTGGCGGTTCTTCGGGCAATGTCACTATAGACCTAGCTAACACTACCGTAACTGCAGCATCATATGGATCAGCAAATACAGTTGCAACATTCACAGTCGATGCACAAGGTCGCCTAACAGCAGCTGGTAATTCAACTATCTCGATAACTGGTTCACAGGTCTCTGACCTTGCATCTGTTGCGGTGACATCCTTAACTGGAACAGCAAACGAGGTAGAAGTCTCGGCTTCTAATGGGGCAGTAACCGTTGGCCTTCCATCTTATGTAACAATTGGCCAGGATCTTACTGTAACCGGAAACCTTACTGTTCAGGGTAACACAACCACCCTTAATACAGAAACTATTAATGTTGAAGATAATATAATAGTTCTCAATAGCACAGTGACTGGATCGCCAACACTTGATGCCGGAATCGAAGTTGAAAGAGGAACTTCTAATAACGCAGTCTTTAAGTGGAACGAAACAGACGATAAGTGGCAAATAAGCTCGGATGGCACAACCTATGCCAACGTAGCAACAACAAACGACGTTGCTGCAGTTTCGATTACCGCACTTAATGATATTGGTGACGTAAACATTACCTCTGCTGCAAGTGGAGATTTCCTCAAGTGGAATGGTACAGCCTGGGTAAATGATGCAATTGATCTTGGTACAGACACCGTTGGTGACTATGTTGCAAACTTGACAGCCGGAACAGGAATAACGCTTTCTGGAGCAGGTGGAGAAGGTTCTAATGTAACAGTTACCTTAGGTAATACTGCCGTTACAGCAGGATCGTACGGTGCTGCAAACACAGTATCCACCTTCACTGTCGACGCACAAGGTCGTTTGACAACAGCAGGCAACTCAACAATATCGATCACTGCATCGCAAGTTACAGACTTTACTTCAAACGCTAGAGCAGCTATAAGCGTATCTGGAGACCTTTCCTACAATAGCAGCACTGGTGTAATCAGCTTCACAAACGACGCTGGCGACATTGAGTCGGTTACTGCTGGAACAGGTCTTAGTGGTGGTGGCTCTTCAGGCAACGTAACAGTAAGCTTGGCAAATACAACCGTAGTGGCCAATACTTACGGTGCCGCTGATTCTGTTTCGATAATAACAGTTGATGCTCAGGGTCGCTTGACAAATGCAACCAACTCAATGATATCCATTCTTGCATCGCAAGTAAGCGATCTTTCATCAAATGCCGTAACTTCACTTACTGGGACTGCAAATGAAATTGAAGTTTCCGCTTCTGCTGGTGCGATTACAGTTGGCTTGCCATCAAATGTGACGATTGGACAAGACTTAACAGTTTCGGGCAACCTCACTGTTAATGGTAATACTACCACTCTGAATACAGAGACCCTGTCAGTTGAGGACAATATAATAGTCCTCAACAGCGGAGTTACCGCAGCTCCATCGCTCAATGCCGGAATCAAGATCGAGCGTGGTACATCTTCAGATGCAGAATTCCGCTGGAATGAAGCTACAGATACATGGCAGATAAGTTCTGATTCGAGCAATTATTCAAATATAGCATCTGGATCATTTGTGGCTAATGTTACTGCAGGTACTGGTGTAACAATCACAAATGCCGGAGGCGAGGGTGCAAATCCGACATTCGCAATTGGTCAGTCAGTTGGAACTGGTGACTCAGTGTCGTTTGCTAATGCGACAGTAACAAATACGGTTTCAGCTGGTGCATTCACAATCGACTCGACTGGTGAACTCAATACATCAACTCAAGCTGTTTCTGTAAATACAATAACAACAGTTGATAGCTTTGATAAGACGGCTTATAGAACAGCCAAATACCTAATCCAGGTAACCCAAGGTTCTAAGTATACAAGTTCAGAAGTACTGCTTGTTCATGATGGTACAGATTCCTACCTCTCGGAATATGCAATAATCGAACTTGGTGCATCAAGAATCCCCTTGTCTGTTTCAACTTCGATATCTTCGGGTAACGTTCTCCTCAGAGTTACAATAACCGATGCAGCAAGCACAAATGCCACTGTCAAAGTTGCAAGAACACTAATAGCGGTGTAATATAAATAGGTAGAAATACCTCAACAATTTAATAGTTTTTAAACTAGAGGGACAGTGAACTTTAGTGGCAGACAAAGATTTCGTAGTTAAGAATGGGCTCGTAGTCGGTGATACGATTACGGTATCTGGCGTACAGTTAGATCTTTCAAATGCCACCTCTGGTCAAATACTTAAATTTGATGGTAGCAAATTTGCTCCGGCTAGTGATGAAGTAGACGGCCAACCCTCGGTCTATGCCACAACAATTGGGGATGGATCAAGTTCTTCTTATGTTGTCACGCATAACTTGGATAGCAGAAATGTGGTTGTTTCAGTACTCGATGCAGCAAGTCCATACGATGCAATTTTTGTAAGAAGTGAAGCTACAACTGCCAACACTGTAATGTTAGATTTCTCTGCTCCAGTTTCGTCAAACTCAAGAAGAGTATTCATAAGTTCTGCAGGGGAGTACGATTACCACAGCCAAACAATAGGTAACGGATCAAACTCAAGCTTTGAAATTAATCATGGACTTGGTTCAAGAGATGTGGTTGTAACCTTAAGAAATGCTAACGCCGACTACGACTTTGTTGAAGCAGCCACTTTTGCAACATCTTCAAATAAAGTTACATTAGATTTTAGCGCAGCTCCATTGGCAAACTCTATTGTAGCTTCTGTTTTTCTTCCACTAGAAGGGTTTAGTTATTCTAAAATAGTTGGAGATGGTTCTAGTTCTGTATTTGAAATAAACCATAATTTAAATTCAAGAGATGTTGCAATAATAGTCAGAGATACAGAAGCTCCTTATGGATTCGTAAAGCCATATTGGGAAGCTACTACAGCAAATGCGGTTTCAGTTGCTTTCGAGGTAGCGCCAGAATCTTCTTCTAAAGAAATAACGGTATTTAAAGGTGTTGGCGGAAAAGTAACTCCACCTTCTTTTAACGACATTACAGTAGCAGCCCCCACAACATCATCCTCAGATGGTCAAAAGGGAGACATAGCTTATGATGAAAATTATATTTATATATGTGTTGACGAAAACACATGGAAGAGATTTTCTTTGTCAACCTGGTAGCATTATGCTATAATGGGAATTATGTCTATAGAACAACAAAATATTAATATAACAATCCCAAAAGAAAAAATTCAAGAATGGAATGTTTTCTTTGCTCTTCCGTGTTACGACTCTCATGTAACAGAACCGTTCATGATGAGTTTTATGCAGGCATGTTTGTATTTTAAAGAAATTGGTCTTAAGTACTCAGTCTGTACAATATCAGATTCTTTAATTAATCGAGCTAGAAATAATTTAGTAGCTAAATTTATGGGCAGTGAGACATCTACTCACTTTATGTTTATAGATACAGATCTTCAATTTGACAAAGAAGCGGTTCTCAAGATGCTATGGCACGATAAGGACGTTATGACGGCTTCTTATCCGATCAAAGAAATAAACTGGGAAAGAGTTAAAGATGGAGCTCTTAAAGATCTTGATTCAAAAGATCTGATGGAATACGCAACAAGATATGTGGTGCATCTTACTAAGCCTGGCGAAGTCCAGCTTAATATAGAAAATGGTGCCATAGAATGCTACGAAGCTGGAACAGGCTTTATGTTAATAAAGCGACAAGTATTTGAAAAAATGTTTAAAAAATATAAAAAATTAAAATACAATGACGATACTGGCGCATTGCATGATATCGAAAAAGAATACGGTTATGCTCTTTTTAATTCATACGTAGACGAAGATGGCAGATTCCTTTCTGAAGACTATGGATTTTGTAGATATTGGCAGAAAATGGGTGGAAAAGTTTGGGTAGACCCAACCATTAACTTAACCCACTTTGGGCGCATAAAATACCACGGTAAAATGTTAGAATATTTAAAGAGAATAACACAATAATTTTATGAATAAGCCATTACTATATTCAACGAGCATTTGATTATACCAATAACTAAGCTTATAGGAGAACCATGGCCCGTTTAAGATTTGAAACAGCACCAGAAATAACAGTTAATGATGAAGCAGTCGTATTTAAGGCCGCCAATGGCGCTACTGCTCCATTGGTTGAATTTAAGGGCACTGATGGCAATGTTGTTGCAAACATTTCTGCTACTGGAATTTTAAATGTAACTTCAGTTGTTGCATCTAATGCGGGAAGCACCTCAACGTCTTTGGCGACAAAACGGTTATGTTGACGAAATTGCAAGCGGGATTAAAGCAAAACCTTCCGCAAGGGTAGCTACAATAGCCAATCTTGATGCAACGTACAATAATGGAACAAACGGAGTTGGCGCAACATTAACAGCTAATTCAAACGGCGCACTTACAGTTGACTCATTGTCTGGATTTTCTGTCAATCAAGGAATTTTGGTAAAAAATCAAACTACAGCAGCCCAAAATGGTAGATATGTTGTCACAACTGTTGGTGATGGATCAACTCCCTGGGTTTTGACTAGGTGCGGTTTGTGCAATGAGGCTAGTGAAATACCAGGCGCCTATATCTTTGTCACCAACGGAACATCTGCTGGAAAAGGATTCGTGCTGACAGTATCAAATCCAGATACATTTGTTGTTGGAACGGACGCTATAAACGTAGTTCAGTTTAGCTCCGCTGGTTCATTTTTAGCTGGAACTGGTTTAGTTCTTGATGGAAGTTACTTTAATGTGCAAACAGCAAATTCTGCAAGAATAGTCGTCAATGCAGATAACATCGACTTAGCAAGTGTCAACGTTAACAATGTCAATGGCGCAAATACTCTTAATTTTATAAGTTCAATAACGGTTGATCAATACGGAAGGGTTACTGACAAAGAGTCTTCACAAGTTGATCTATCCGGAGTTAATACGGCGATTGGGTTGCGCTTATTGAGCACAGAGGCAGCTAACACCTATCTTACAACCGCAACCGCCTCTAGCACCTATCTTACAACCGCAACCGCCTCTAGCACTTATCTTACAACTGCGACTGCCGCTAATACGTATATCGCAAATTCAATTGTTGATGCAAAAGGTGACCTTATTGTTGCTTCCGCAGCAGACACTGTTGGTAGACTGGCTGCAGGAACAAATGGTCAATTCCTTAAAGCGAATAGCTCAACTGCAAGCGGTTTACAGTGGGCTGACATTCCAACGATTAATAATCTTGATGATGTTGGCGATGTAACAATAACAGGCAACGCTACAAATCAGTATCTTAAATACAATGGTAGCGCTTGGGTTAATGCATCGATACCAACAATTAATGCCCTAGACGATGTTGGCGATGTTACAATTACATCTGCCGTTGCAAACCAGGTTCTTCTATATAACGGATCAGCTTGGATAAATACATCAAATCCCACAGTCGCCGGAAACCTCACTGTTTCTGGAGACCTAACAGTAAACGGAACAACCACAACAATTAATACCGCAACTTTGAATGTTTCAGATAATATTATCGTTTTAAATAACGATGTTACTGGATCACCATCAGAAAATGCTGGCATTGAAGTAGAGCGCGGTACATCAACAAATGTTCTGGTTAGATGGAATGAAACAGACGACTGTTGGGAGTTTACAAATGACGGAACAAAGTATGAAAGAATTGTGGGTGACACACTAACAAATGCCCAAACAGCCGCTTATACCCTTGTTCTTGCAGACAGGTCAAAGATGGTTGAAATGAGCGTGGCTTCTGGTCATAACCTAACCGTCCCCACCAACGCAAACGTAGCCTTCCCGGTTGGAACTACGATAACAGTACTGCAGACCGGAGCAGGTCAAACAACTATAGCTGGCCAATCAGGCGTAACGATTAATGCCACACCAGGGCTTAAGTTGCGCGCACAATGGTCATCTGCTACACTTATAAAGAGAGCTACCGATACATGGGTAGCACTAGGAGACTTGGCAGCATAATATGAGCGCTAATAAGACACCAGAGCCTGGTAAAGGTAGTAAAAGAAAAGCCGCTAAACCAACCATAGCAGCACGGAACAGCAAAAGCAACCGCTAATACAACTATTACCAATGCGGGTTTTACTGTAGGTAACGTAACCGCAGAATCAACCGCAGTTTCTGGAGATCTTGATAAGGTTAAAAACGCCGTAACCGATACAACAGTGACTCCATTGGGTACACCAATCAATTACACTATTCATAGCCCCTTCTTCCCACCATATTTTCCACCATATTTCCCGCCGTTCTTTCCGCCATTCTTTCCGCCGTTTTTCCCACCGTTTTTCCCACCGTTTTTCCCACCATTCTTCCCACCGTTTTTCCCACCGTTCTTCCCACCGTTTTTCCCACCGTTCTTCCCACCATATTTCCCACCATGCTTTGGCGTCTTTTTCTATGGTCCTGAAGTACGTGACAGTTGTGGCAACTTCTTGGGTTGGAATAATACATAATTCTTTAAAATAAAATGGATTACATATAAATAATAAAACTATCTATGTTTTACATGTTCCAAAATGTGGAGGAACAACAGTATCCATTAATTTAAAAAAATGTATTAGCGAATATGACACTCTGGCATTTTATGGTCAAACTATATTTGATAAAAAAATTGATTTAAATGAATATAAAATAATACAAGGTCATTTTGGCAATTATCCAATTTTAAAAGTAAAAAATGTAGATACTGTTTTTTTAGCAAGAAATCCAGTAGATAGAAGCATAAGCAATTTTGCTTACCTGGCTACTAATAAAGTTTTTGAAACCATAGACGCCTATACAAAACTTGATTCAATTCAAAAAAAGATAAAGTACTATCTTTTTGAAGACATTTTTTATGCAGAACACAGAAATTTGCAGTCAAGACATCTTTGTAATGGTATACCAGATTATATCTTTAATTACAAATATAATCATACTTGTATGAATTTAAATGAAAAACTAATGATTAAAGATCATAAAAACGAAATGAATTATCTTAATAAAAGTCAAAATTGGTATATACCAAATGATGACACAAGTTGGACAAAAGCTAAAGACCAAATAGATAAATTAAAAATTATAGGAGTTGTAGATAAAGTTTACCAATTTACAGAGGACGTTATTAGTCTATTTAAAAAAAATAATCCAAATACCATTTTTAATGACATAAGAGATGACATTAAAAAAAATATTAAATATAATAAATCTAGTGTGAAAATAAATGATAATATTTTTACAACAAATGAATTAAAACAAATGTTGTCAAAAAAAGATATAAAAAAAATTGAAGAAAATAATCAACTTGATATGCAACTATGGGAATATGTACATTATGTGTTATAATGGATAAATAGTACACAATATAAGGATTTAAAATGTCAAACTACAAATTATTTGCTTTTTGCGCAGAACAAAAAGTTTTCTTTGTGCACAAAATTTCTGATGATCAGCCCTCATTTGAATCAACATGTGATTCCTATTCTAGAAATCCAATATTCATAGAATGCACCGATCTCCCAGAAGCTTCTATGATAACAAAAAACTGGAAATTTGACGGACAGAATTTTTTTCCACCTAATAATAATACTAATTTGTGTGAAGCAAAAGATATAGGAAACAACTACAAGTATGCCCTCACTTCAGATGGCATTGTAACTTCTTGGATTATGTTTCCAAAAGATGAACCAGATTCATTGATGTTTTTAGAAAATTTAAAAAAGAATCCAGTTATTATTGATGTAACAAATCTAGAAAATCCTCCCAAAAAAAACTGGACATTTGACGGACAGAATTTTTTTCCACCAAATTAAAAGTCTATAACAATTCCGTTATCGTATAAAAAGATGGTGTAGTAAATCTTTCTCCTTTGGTAACCATTTTTACTCCGTGAAGATAATTTACATCTCCCGGATGAGCTACAGCCAGTCCTGGTTTTGGTTTTACGACTATATCATGTTGTGGATAATATAATTCGCCACCTTCAAAGTCGTCATTGTAATAAAGAAGTGAATTTAAATCATAAGTTGGAAACGGATTCGGAGATCCGTCATTTAACTGTTTATCGGCGTGTGGTCGTTGCTCTAAGCCGGGAAACCATCTAATTATGACTGGGGGTCTAACAGTTAAGCGAACTTTAAATTGATTTTCTAAAAACCACTGCATTTTTATAATATATTTATCAATTAGATTATAGATATCAAGATTTATCCTCGATAAAATATCGTAACTACATTGTCTATTCTGCCAATAAGACGAATCGTAGATACATGTGCCGTCTTCAGCGTATTGGTTTTCCCCAGCATCCATCCACTCATTTATTGTGGGAAGAAATTTCTGTATTGTTTTTAGATCATCTAATTCAATAAAATTTTTTATTATTTTAATATTATTAGACGAATTTCCAAAATGTCCTGGAAGGACTAATGATTTTTCCATATTTATTCCTTTAGTGATCAAAAGTATTTATTCTACTCGATGCTTTGATTTCTTTGTATGTAAGTGGTATATTATATCATCTGATTTTTATTAAGGAGTGAAAATGGAATTCTACCATGTTAGCGATCCAAAGTTTGGCATATTTCTATATAGAAACGCCATAGAAAGGGAACTCAATATTCCTGAAAGATTGGAAGCCACTATTGGAAATAGTACTCACGATTTATTTAAATGGTCAGATGCTGTCGTTGGATACAATGTTAAGATGTCAGAGTATAGAGATTGTGTTGATTTAAAAATGAGCCCAATACATTGGCCGTATCTTACTCCTGAGTTTGAAGAAGTAAAGAAATGCTACGATGACGTAGATAATAGATTAAAAAAATGTTTGAATCATTATGAATCTATGTACAATTTTAAAATGGAATTTATGGAAGCAATTAATTTTGTGCGCTATAAGCCTGGTCAACATTTTGCAGTTCACACTGACCATGGATTTTCTTATACATGTACCGTGTCCTCAGTAGTGTATCTAAATGATGAATATGAAGGTGGGGAGCTATGGTTTCCATATTTGGATATAACTCTTAAACCACAGGCCGGCGACGTAGTGCTATTTCCTTCTACCTACATCTATGCGCACGCATCGCTAAAAGTTAAAAGCGGAGTCAAATACTCTGCCGTTACTATGTTTGACTATAACGACAATAACCATAAGTACGGCATGGGGTACGCGAATGATGGTTCAAAAGCAGACCAAACAAAAGGAATTCCGCAAAAAACTACTCAGCCAAACTACGCAACTCTTTCGTAGTATACTGCGTAGTACGTTTTTGGCGTTAAAAAGTTTCTCATTATATGGTATACTAATATCATGAGCTTAGTTACGTTAACCAAAACACATCAAAATCCGCCATTAATAAAACAGTCAAGAATAAAAAGAGACTGGATGGACGATACCTATAACAAGCACGCATATCAATGCTTGCCGTTAACTGTGGCAAATGTTACTGGATGGGAATTAATTTTGCAGCAAGATGTAGTAGTGCAATGGGATGGTGGAAATACGGTTCCAAAAGTTTTACAAGGAGAGACCCTTGACGGAAGGTCTATAGTTATTCCAAGTATTATAGGAATAATGTCTTTTTCCACAGGATGGACATTTCAAACAGAAGATAACTATTCTACATGGATTGGTGGATCGCCCAATTATTTTGTCGATGGAGCTGTTCCACTTACCGCGTCAATTCCAAGTTATTGGTGGCCAGATGAATTTAATATGAATTGGAAAATAACTAAAGTCGGAGAACCGGTTATCTTCCCAGCCGGAATGCCTTTTATGCACTTTACTATATATCCAAACAACCTCGCAGAAAACGTAGAATTTAAAATAGAAAATCTATGGGATAAACCAGACTTAATGAATCAGAGAATGAGTTACGGTAATGCAAAAATGAAGAAATTACAGGAACAACCTTGGACCTGGATGAAAGGTATAAAAACCGGCTTAAATGAAAAAGGAGAAAAAATAGGACCTCCATTTGAGGGCTTACCATCATTAAAGGAGCCACAATAGTGCAAGAGCAATTTGTAGGATCTTGGAAAATTCAAGTATCTTCTCCCCTGGGTGTTGATTACTATACTTTGGCAATCTCTCCTTCACTTAATGCAATGCTTTCTGAGGCAAGGGGTAGCATGGAGTTTCATGATGTGCAATTTGTTTCAAATACTTTTCAGTTAATTGGTAAAACAGAAACTCCAACAAAATCTACCATAGTTATGAATGGTAGACTCGAGGATAAGGTAATTTTTGGAACAATTAAGATAAACGAGTATTGTATGGTCGATTTTAAGGGAATAAAAAATGAATAATGTTTACGATATAGATGTTAAAGGTCTCGATGGACAAGAAAATTTTCTTGATCAATTTAAAGGAAAAATTACTTTAATTGTAAATATATCAAGCAAATTTGGGTATAAGCCACAATGCAGTCCGCTGTGGTCATATGTGAGAACCAGTAGGAATTTATGGGAACTGCAAGCAGTCCATGATGAATTTAAAGACAGGGGATTTTCAGTTGTTGCTTTTCCGTGTAATCAGTTTGGTAAAATGGAACCGGGCTCAAATGAGGAGATAAGTCAGTTTATAAAAACAAACTATCCATTTGTGAATTTTCCAATAGCTGAAAAAGTTGAAGTAAACGGCAAAAATGAACATGAAGTTTATTCTTTCCTTAAAGGAAAAGAAAGACGAGCATATTCTGATACAACTGCAGATGGAACGACTGCAGCTGTAGAAGGACAAAATTTAGCTGGTCAAGCAATAGCAAGAATACCCCATAGTTATGAAAAATTTTTAATCAGTAGAAATGGGGTAGTGATTTCTAGATTCAATTGGCAAGATATGCCCTTGGATGAAGAACCAAGGGTTATGGGAGCTGGTTGGACAATAAGAGAAGCAATTGACGAAGTATTGGGGTAATAAAATGTCTTATGGCAATAGTCCTGTAAACGAACAATTAGATTATGAAAATCTCCCATCTTTTCCTGTATCTCCTAAGATAACGGAAGAGGTAATAGAGGAAATTGGCAAAATTCAATGCGAGATTCTTGGTCCTGGTGTTGTTGTTTTTAGAAACGCTTTTAACATAGATCAAAATTTAGTATTAAAATATATTGATGAAAAAGCTGATGAAGCACATCAGGGCAGATGGAAGTATGTTGAAATAGAGGGCAAAAAATATGGCATAAATGAAGATGGTTTCAGATATGCAATTGACGAAGTGCCAGCAACGCCAGTAAGACTGCTAGATCCCGTCAACTCACAAACTCCCGAAGAGATAGCAAATTTCTTTTTTTATCTTGAAGATCAAATTTACAAATGTCTATTAAAGTATATAGACCATTATCCATTGATGATCGGTAGCATTTGGTGGAAAACTCGAGGACACATTTTAAGATATGGAGATGGGGGCAGATTAGGTTGCCACGCTGATAATGATACTAACTATAAGGTCACAAAAGGCGTAAGATACATGCCAAAGGGAATGGTTGCATCACGTCAAACCTGTGGCGCCCTAGTGTATTTTAATGATCATGTTGAAACACAGCAAGAGCTAAATGGTAAAAACTTTACTGGCGGCAATTTGCGTTTTGTTCACCTTGGTATATCATACAAGCCACAAAAGGGGGATATCATCTTTTTCCCAACAAACTACGTTGCGTCACATGACGTAGAGTCTATGGGTAAAGGTGTTAGGTATAGTTATCTAACATTTTTTGGGCAAGGAGACAATGACATTAAAGCAGGTATAGTCGTTGTCGAAGAAAAAAAGAGCAAGAAGTGGTGTCCACCAGTTTGGTTTGACAATATCTATGATGATTATGAACTCTACTGCAAGTCTCCGCATTCTATATATTTTGATGTTTCAAAATCTAACGTAGAACCTGGTTGGAATCCGGTTTATCAAGGTAGAGAGGTTGCCCAGTACAACACGACTCATGATACCGTTCAAGTCGGTACCGCTCCGGATCCAGATATGTCAGAAGTAACTGCAGCAGAAAACGCTAGAAAAAATGCGGCGGAAAAGATCGAAGGCGCCGGTCCGTGCAATACAACGCCACAGGAAATTAGCTAGTGAATGGCAATAGTCTTCCAGACCCGATAAATTATCGGAATGGGGATTGTGTGCTTCCCTGGAGCAATAGAAGTCAATCAAGATCTGGTAATCCCCTATTTGGCTTCTTTAAAGCAAAAAGCCATAGAAGAAGATTATAATATAGTGAATGAACCAGATGGAAATACTTATGCAATAAATAGAAGCGGTCATAGATATTCATTAGAGGATATACACATAAATGCTAGTCATATAATGAATTTTATTGACGAAAGTAGCCCCAAAGAATTAATAAACTTTTTTGAAGAATGCGAAAAAACATTCTATCACTCTCTTTTAAGGTATATAGAAATATTTCCAATGATTCTTCCGAATATCTGGTGGAGAACATTGGGGCACGTTTTAGCATATGGGCCAAACAGTAGAATGGGAATACACAACGATAATGATGTGAATTACCAGGTGGGTTTTGAGCCCGACTTGCAACTGGCTACAAGAAATGTTGTTGGTATAATAATATATTTAAATTCTTCTGTATCTTCAAAAGAAGATATAAAAAAGTATGAATACAATAATGGGGAAATTGTTTTTCCTTATGCAAATGTAGCTTATTCACCTAAAGCTGGAGATGTTTTAATGTTTCCTTCAAATTATTTGGGTACTCACGAAATTAATCCGTGCCAAAATGGCAGTAGGTATGCGTATATAGGGTACTTTGCCCAGGGGTCTTCTCATCCAGAAAGAGGGGTTCATATAACAAGCATGACTCCTCCAATAGGTAAACAGGGTCAGGTTTGGATTAAAAATTTACGAGAAGACTATATTGAATATATAAAAAATAAATACAGTATAGATACATTATCGTCTTTAACGGATCCAGATACTCTCGCATTGCTCAGGGGTACAATAAGAAGGTATAATAGTTCAGGAACAGAAAAAAACTTACCACACAAAAGGTTGAATAATGATTGATAACAATGTAAAAGCAGAACATTTGGGAGGTGGAGTAGTTGTATTTCGCTCAGCCTTAGAACTCGATTGGAACTATATCTTAGATTTTGCAAGGAATTCAATTAATAAAGAAAAAAATGAAATGTACAAGCCAGCTGTCAACCCAGAAACTGGCGAAGAATGCTATATTAATAAAAGCGGATATTTTTTTCGCAAAGATTCAATAGATCAAATGCCAGGAAGAGGATCTGCTATTCACAGATATGCTGATGACAAATTCAAGTCAATATTTGATTTTATAGAAGAATCAAAAGATAAATATCTATTAAAATACTTTGAACTATTTCCTTTAGCTGTTAAGTGTGTTTGGTGGAAAGTTAAAGGTCACATTGTCCAGTATAAAAGTGGAGTTTACCTAGGGTCGCATTCGGACGTCAGCGCAGATTACGTATATGGAGTGTGGACGCCAGTCGATCAACTCGCAACAAGAAATACAGTGAGTACCGTTTTTTATTTAAACGACTGTGTTGAAACAGAAGAAGAGTTAAATGACAGTAATTTTACTGGTGGACATCACTATTTTAACTATTTAGATATAGATTTTAAACCATCAAAAGGTGATATATTATTTTTCCCCTCCAATTATATGGCAGCGCATGAAGTTAAACCAGTGATTTCTGGAGAAAGATACTCATATTTAGGTTGGTATAGTCACGGTACTCCAAATAAAGAGGTTGGAGAATCCGTAACGGATCCAATCAAAGAGTCAGAGATGGCAAAAACTTCTACAAATCTCTACATGCCGACACTGATGGATGATTACAAAAATTTCTTAAAACAAAATGGTTATTCAGAACATTCAGAACATTTTAGGATTGTGAGATCATAATGAAGATGACAGATATTGGTAGTGGTCTATGTTTGGCCGAAAATTTGTTTGATTTTAATCCTCAAGATATTATTGATTACTTATCATTCCTTAGACAAATGGAACAGGGCACTTTTACTTACATAGAAGAAAATGGTAAAAAATATGCAATAAATAAAACAGGATTTAAATTTGATATGGATTCTGTTAATATAGCCCCAGAAAGATTTACCGACCCTCTATGCAAGGGGTTTGACCAGAAGCCAACAGAAGAGCAAAAAAATCTAGTTGTTTTTCTTGAAGATCTTTTGTATAAAGTACTAGTAGAATATTGCAAAATATACCCCGATGCTGCGACAGTATGCTGGTGGAGATCCGCTGGGCATTTTGCAACCTATAGCAATGGCCAAAGAATAGGTCCACACTGCGATGATCAAATCCCGCATGATGATAGTTTTGGCATAACAAATGAATATCCAAAACACGCTAAGGTAAGCATAAATATTTATCTTAATGACTGTGTAGAAAAGGAAGAGGAGTTAAACGGGACAAATTTTATGGGTGGATGGATAAAGTTCAGACACGCAAAATACACCCATAAACCCAAAATGGGGACTGCTGTTATTTATCCCGCAAACTTTGTTGGTACTCATGAAGTAACTCCAGTAACCCACGGTATGCGCATAGCTTATTTGGGATCATTTTTATATGGCACTCCGCAAAATGCGGTCCCCAATGATGGCAGAATATGGATGACTAATTTAAAAAAAGACTCCGGTTTTTACACTAGACAGTATTAAATTAGTTTAAGAATTACTATAGAGCCATGCAATATAACACAGGCTTAGAGTACAATAACGCTGGAATCAGCTACATAGGAGCCCTGGTAATCAAGGTGCCGGGGATCTCTAATCCAATTATTTTAAATAATATAAGAATCTCTTTTGCTGGCTTACAGGATTATTCAAACCTAACAACTGTAGCTGTTTTAAGTATAGATGTAAATCCTAGCGGAGTTATAACAATTGAAACAGTTAAGGAAAACTTATCAGCTCTTACTTCGGTAGAGGCAATTACAATATATGACGGGAATGTTATTGGCTTAGGTTAGTTCTATAAGCGGTTTTCTAGGGTACTATAAATATTAGTCAAACCAACGGGTGATAATTTTATGTCTTCAATTTTAGTAAATGACGCAGTTCGATTTAGGGTCAAATTCGTAGATATTGATTCTGGCGGTAATCAGATAGAGGTTTCCCCAGTCTCAGTGCTTTTTAAACTATACGATTCTAATAATAATTTGATTTTATCGGATAGCAATCTTGAGTCTATATCAACTTCGGAGTTTTATTATGAATATACTTTTGCAAATGCAGGTACTTATAAAATAACATTTATAGGGACTTTAGAAGATAATAGATCCATAACTGTAAATCAACAGGTATACGTTAGTACGCCAGATGAAGACTATAATCCAACTATCTTTCTTAGGGAAGATGAGGTTATTGCGTTTGCTCCGGATATTCACCCTCTATATGTAGACCCAGAAGAGTTAATTCCTTACTTCCCTGATGCACCCCTCTTGGAAATAGGGGAATTTATTCATATTTATTCTTTAGAAATAAAACAAATTTTTTCTTTACTTGATGACGATGATGGAAGCAATCTTTCATTTACTGCTTTGGAGTATATAAAGGCCGCAACTGCATGTGAGCTTTCCAGGGTTTATGGAGGTGGGGGAGATGATGAGCTGTCCGTTAGACTTGGTGATCTTTCTATCACAAATAGAAACCTACCTAGGTCAACTCTAACTAGAGCTAATGCAACCACATGGT